CCTTAATAAAATGATTAAATAAAATTTAATTACCAAGTTATTAAAATCTCATAAAGTAATTAAATTAATCAATCAAAATATCCTCATAATTAGGCAAAGCTGTGCAACGACAACGAATAGGCTGACCGGGATGCCCACCATCTGGCGGTGAATCCCATCTAAATGTCTTGCCCTGCTTATGTTGATGATCTGGCCTTACACGCTCATCTTTCGCCGTTTGCCATGTGTATGTCTCAACACCCATTGAAAGCTGTCGGGCTTGGTTAATTTGGCCGTTAATCTTGCCCATCTGATCACTAGCAATAAGACGTGCACGATAATCAGTAGATAATCCTAATTGCTTAATAGCTTTGGCCAACTCTTCATTAGTTTGTCCAGTCTGCAAAGCATTGGTGATTAATACCTCAAGCTTATCGGCATATTGCTGCGGAATAGACTTAATCAAACTGACATTTGCCGTAATGTTTAGATCTACCTCGTCTTGGATATCAGCAGCTCGATAAAACGGCGTAAGATCCACACCAATAATTGTTTTGGTGTGCTCTGCAATTTGCTTGTCCACTTCCTTTTGGGTGTCAGTCACAACCTTTGTGGCCAACGGACGGGAAACCTCAACAACATACTTTGTGAGCTTTTCCCTAAACGCCGCCATCATGTCAGAGAACCATGCATCTCCGATGTTCTGGCCTACTGTAGGAATAACTAATTCCTTAGTTTGTTCCTGACAATATTTTGAGATAGCCAGTAATTGCCGTGTGTAATAAAGCTCTACACGGCGGTTTACGTGCACGGCTCTCGGCTTAGAAGCTTTACGACCTTTTTTACGTTTCTTCGCCTGCTGGAGGTGGGGTTTCAGGATCTGAATTATCGTTGTCATTAAGCTTCACCATTGTCTCAAGCTCTTTGATATGTTTTTCATCAATCACTGAATAAACACCATCAATAACAAGCTGTTTTGCTATCTGTGGCTCTGTGATGATGCCCATTTCTAAATACTTGGAATCCCGTTCAGCGTTAGCTTTCTCAACTTCAGAGCGGACCTTAGCGTCTAATTGCCATAGAGGATTGAACACAACATCTAAGCTTGGAATCTGACGACCAAATGTGGCTTGAACAATTACTCTTAAAAGCTTCATCATGAATGGCTTTAAGGACCATATTTGCTTAGTTGCAATACTGTCGTAATAGTTCCGTGTGTCATGCTCGCCTGTTGCATTCATCCCTGCAGGTGATTGACCGAATAAAATCGTATATGGCATATCAGCTGCACCAGCAGTTTGAATCGAATACTCACGCATGAGGTCAGGCAGACCGCCAAAGCTATAAGATTTAGAGTCATACTCCTCCTCTTTATCCAAGACGATCATGCCATTCAAGCCCTTAAGCAATCCGACACTAAGAAAACGTTCAGCTACGGATTTCATATCCTCTTTGATCTTATCGACCAAGTTAGGTGTTCTAATCACGTCAATTTTTGATTCATGGACCAGACTAGCAGTGGCTTTCTTTACGGCAGCATGATCAAGTAGATCCTCATAAACTTCCTGTAAGACACTTACAGGCTCTTCATTGACCACATCTGCATGACCAAATTTAATTAAGCGGGTGTGGTGGATCCGTTGGTTAGATTTACCATCAAGCTTTAGCTTGTAAAATTCAGGCTGCTTTAAAACGCCACCTGCCTCCTTAGGCGATAAATATTTACTGGTATCAGCTTCAATGTGCTTTTTCTTAAGCACCGTGAAAAACTCTAAACGACCAATACCTAACTTGTTTAAATCAAACGGTTGATCTAAGTTGCCGCCGTCCACTGTTCCTAGAAGCACATAGCAAACACCATATAAGCGAGAAAGTACTAAACTAGATAAGAGCACCCCATCTAAGTTAAATGCCTTACACGCCTCTTTAAGCTTTAGTAAATCGTTATCCTGAATCCCTTCAAAAAACCAACCAGCTCGGAGCATGTCACTTGCTGGACGGTTTACGATGCGCTTAGCCAACCAGTGTTGATACACGGCTTCTAATTGCTCATCAGGAATTACTTTCTTAACGAAAGAACCGTGTGAAGCTTTGTCACGTTGGGTACCAATATTTGAGACAAAGTTTGTATACGCCCCTGCATCGCCAATTGCATCGGGCTTTTTAGTTTCAGCCATAATTTCCTCTAATCAAATACAGTTGGCTTTTTGGCTAATGAATCATTAATTGCATCAATGGTCGGGTCCCACTGGTCGTCATGATCATGTGACCAATCAGCAGTAAGGCCTTCAATCTCTTCAATGTAATTCAATAGCCACGGTGCATTAGCTGGCAACCAAACACGGCGTTCTTCAACATAAAGAATGACATCCATAGTCCTTGATAGCTTGTCAGTACTTCGCTGAATCGCACGTATTGGTAAAGTGGTCTGCTTAGATATGGACTGAATTAAACCGGTACCACTCGCCTTATCCTCTACAGCCATATAACGAAGCTTGCCGATCTTTGTGTTACTGTCCTTATGTTTATTGATAAAAGCTTTAGCTTCTTTCAATAGCTCTGGTGCTTCCCATTTGCCACGCTTCACATCGATGATGTAAAGGTTATTGTCATAGCCAAGACCTGCGCATAAGAACACTGAAAAGTCATTATGCTCTTTTGTCTTTTGCGCCGTATCTGCCCAAATCGCACGCCATTTAAGAACAGGTAAGTCTAGGTAACGTGGGAACCATTCAGCTTTAACCAGATCACCACCCAGCTTTTTAGGGTTCTGCATATATTGGCTTGCAAATGTATAGCGTGACACTGTGGCGCCGTCTTTATCTTCTCCGCCTTTCTCCAGCTGCAGCAAAGAAAGTAAAGATTCTTTTAACGGCCAATAGCTTTGTCGACCTTTCTCATCACGTTCAACATCACGTGGGATTTTGCGCTGTATGTGCTCTGGTAGCTTACTGATGTACTCATCATCAATAAGTGCGGGAATACTGATCTGTTCCCACTCACCAGGTACATTACCCGTCATCACAAAGTTAGTCGGATCTTCAACGTGTAACCGCTGCATGATCAAAATAATTGGCGTGTCAGATTTAGCTTTACGAGAGTTGACCGTATTTAGGATTTTACGGTTTGCTTTACGTCTTGCTGTCTGGCTAAATGCATCCTCAGGCTTTAATGGGTCATCCAGAATAATCGCACCGGTAAAGCCCTCATTAGCTAATGTACCGGCACGGCGACCAGTGACCTGCCCACCCATTGATGCAGAATAAACATGACCAGCATCGTAACCATCTACTGTTGTTTTCCAGCTAGACTTAGCATCCGTACTGGTAGAAATCTTTACTGGCCATAAACTCTGAAAGTCTTCTGACTTAACAATGTTCCTTGCTGTTGCAGATACATCCTCTACAAGTGATTGCGAGAAAGACAAATACAAAAAGCGCGAACGAGGATTACGAGCTATACCACGGGCAATAAGATTTGTGAGTAGTTCAGTCTTACCGCTTCCGGGTGGAACGTTAATAACTAGGTTTTTAACCTTGCCAGCTATAACCTCATCAATCTTGTCGGCAATATATTCATGATGCCAATTGACCGAAAACTTAAAACCCATGCGAGGCAAGAAAAATGCTCGTGTGAAAAATAAATGTTCTTTCTCACATTTGATCCGCTTAGCTTTGGTTTTAACAGGATCAATATTCGTTCTCGAGTTCATCTATCGCCTGCCTTACCTGCTCATCGGTAGCAGTCACATAGGTAATGTTTTCGCTTTGTAATGGACCGCCGCCAGCGCCTGTAATTTCAGTCTTATTCGTGTACTTGCCGCCTATGTCCTCAGCAGCTTGCTTAAGAATGCTTAAAGCTGCTACACGGTTTCTACTGTGCTTTTGATATTGGCTTTCATATCGCTGTAAACGCACCGCTAAATTTGCAATAGGGATTGCCTCAGGCTTACCCAAAAACATTTCGCGAGTCTTTTCAAAATCTTTTCTTAATTCTTCGCTCAGGTTCTCGCCTGCCCGTTTGGTCGGGTCGTATTTCTCACACTGCTGTTTAGTAACTTTTATCCCGTATTCTTGGTTGACGAGCTCAGCAGTTTCTGTGGGTGTATTAAATACGGCAAGTGAGCGAACTATAAAGAGTTTTACCTCTTTTTTTAGAGCCGCCATATCCTCAATCCTGTCAACCTACGTCAACCTAAATAGCCAAAAAAAAAGAGCCTCAAGGCTCAGGTAATTACGCAGTTTCCACAGCATTTCGAAATATCTAAATCAGAAACAAACGGCGGATTTTTAGCGACCTCAATTAATCGCTTAACGTTTTCATTTGCACCCCAGCGTTTAACAACACCGATGAACTCTTCCACATCGTGACCAGCTAAATAGTGCTTTGGTAATCCAGTATGATCACTGTAAATAATCTCACCGTCCGAGTCTCGTTCTACACCAATGTGATAAAGCTCATGTTCAAGCAAAGCACAGAACTCGCTATCGTTTGCCTTTTCACAAAAGCTTGCATCGATTGTGATTAAGTAAACTGGAACGAATCCGAACCAGTCGCGCATTTGCTGCTCTTGTCGGGCTTTCTTCCAGCCACCTTGTTGAAACATAACCTTTTCACATTGGCCAAGCACCATACGCTTAGCTCTGGTATAAGCAGAAGAAGCCCATGCAAAAGCCAAGAAACCCTCATTGTCATGAAGCATCTCAGCAATATGGTCATGGTCTGGATTATGTAAAGGACCACCAAGCGTAAGAAAATTAGCAACTACCCATTGTTTTAAATCAGGTGCCGGTATTAAACGGAGTGCTTCCTCTTCTTCTGCCTGATCCATAAAATCAGTTGGAGGAAATGGTCTGATCTGATCCATTAAATATTTGCCTCTTTAAATTTTTAAGCCATTGGCTTGCGAAATGAGCTTGGATCTGTAATGGACCAGATTCATTAATCTTAAATCTTGGTGCTGCCTCTAACCGAACAACGGTATATCCCATTGATTCAGCAACATCGTAACGGTCCATACTCCACGCCTTTGTTGCCAGCTTGCCCTTTCGTCCACCTGACCAGGGACCGCCAGCAATTTCAACTAAAATACGATGTTCAATTAAATGAAAATCAAAACGCCAATGCTTTGTTGATTTAAACTGGAATTTCTTTTCGTATTTAATTTCCAGCTTGTCTAAAGCTTCAGTAAATTCTTCCTCTGCCTCTAAGTACTTTTGAGTAGCTTTAGGTAGCGGTCTGGATTTAGGCTTGGTTTTAGGTTCTTTTTTCCGAGTTAGCCAAAAATACTCTTTATCGTCCATACCAATAGCCTCTTATAAGAAGCCTTCTGGTTTATTGTTGAGTCGTGCAATTAATTTATTTTGCTTTGCTATGGCTAAAAAAAATCGCTCATCTAAGTGAGCGATCTCTTCTTCTGTTAGGCCTTTGGTTGTGCAACTGCCTGTGTGATTTAGCTCTATTTGGAGCTGTCTAATCTCATGCGTAATTTTTTGAAATTCAGTCATACATACTCCAAAAAGAAAAAGCCCCGCCAATAACTAGTATTTGGCAGGGCTTCATGCGCCGTAATCCGTCCGGCTAAAAGAGAGGTGTGCTTATAAAACACCTCTCTCGAGATTAATAAAACTTATTTGCGTGTATTCCACTGGCGAATAGCATAATTAACAACTGATCTTTCTTCATAAACAGTGTCGTAATGAAAACTTTCATCCCAAGCGATCATCGCCCAAGCACTAGGGCCTTTTGATCCACAATCATGACACCATGTGAAAGCATCCCATGCTATAGAGCCGTCTTCATCTGGTTTTCCATAATGTGAAGAATCTGTACAAATTGAATCAGATCCACAAAATGGGCAATTTAAAGGTTTTTCATCTGGCCGTAATTCTGGTTTTTCTTGGTCAGCATGCCAGGTATTTCCCATTTCCAGTGCTCCAGATACGCAAAAAGCCCACTAAAATTAGTGAGCTTTTATTAAGTTTTTCAGGCGATCCATGTATAAAGCGCCCATTTTAGAAATACTTATACTCAACCGTTCTGTTTAAGTCAAGCTAATGATATTTCTTCTGGTTCAAAATGAAACGATCTAGCCAGGCTAGTTCTAATGGTGTTTTCCCAATTTTCGATACATGCTTCAGCAATTAATTCATATGGTTCATATCGCTCAGAATAACCAGACTTAGACACTTTTAATTTTGCGATCGTAATTTTTTCATGCAATGTATATGGGCGTTTCCCCGTACCACTGCATTTATCACAAAACTTAGATCCGCTTGGATATCCCTTTTCATTAAATAACTCCAATTTGCCTAATCCCTGGCAATGGCCACACATTGCCTTTGTAAATAATCGCCCACGCAAAACAACCTCAGCAATACCTTTGGCCACATTTGATAAATCGCCCTGACAATTATTTGGCTTAAAGTTCTTTTTGATCATTTCACGATGGATCTTACCCGCTAGTACGTTTCTAACGCGGAAAAAATCAGCTGAGTTAATCTCCCCTTTTTTTATTTCAACTTTACCCGGTATTTCACCAATACGCTTTTTTGATTCCTTACCATTAATTATCCTGGTCTCATAAATTTTCTTTGTTTCTGTGATTTCTGCAATGCGCTCAAAATCAATACGTTCAAGCAGTAATTCTGCCCATTTTTTTGCACCTGCAGGCAATAAGGCAATTTCTCCCAAAACAACATGCTTAGTAATTTTCCCTTTACCTTCGCTTTGAGCAATAGCAAGGCGAAGTAACTCAATAAAATCAAACTTTTCAACTAGCATAATCGCCTTCCTACTTACCCTTTACCTTTAATAAAAAACAACTTGTTAAAACCTTTTTCACATCAAAATTTTGCATATCGCCCGAATACAAGCATTGCTGCATCCCGTGCATGTTCATTAGTTCTCTTTGCCCACCCTGTTAGTTTTGAAAAATACTTAGCATCAGTTTTGGTTTTGTTAGCTGCAGGGTGAATCATCTTGTATTTCAAGCCTTGTTCTTTGCACCAATCCTCCCAAATCTGAGCATCCCTCTTCACGGATCCGATCCCTTCACGAACTCCGGCACCACTGCGATCTTGTCGCGCATCTGCATTACCAAACCATGTACGCAAACGGGCATCCTCAATAAACAACATTAGATTTTCTTTGCCATGACCCTCTACCAGCTCTAAAACTTTGCTCATAGCCTGAGTAATTGTTAGAGATTCAACATCTTGTAGTTGGCCACCATTACCCTGGTCAAATGCCACTGCAAAGCCGGTATTTACTCCAGTATCAATTCCAATTAAAACTTTGCTCATTACACTTAACCCTTAAGTAACTGGTCCAATTGATTGGCAATGCCGTTATAAACACGTGATTTATCCAGATCTCCAAAAAGGCTGGAAGAATGAGCATCTTGTTTATACTTCTGAGCCAGTTTTTCAATTGACTCCCTTAGTTCAACCAGAGTGCTTTGCTTTTTACCGCTGAGTGGTTCAATTGAGCGTGATACGTGGTCAGCCATTTCTTTTTCCATATGATCGAAGTAACTTTGACGTGCTAAATCCCTCGACTTGATTAGCTCTGGTGAAATAAGCTTTTCCATTTCACGGCGTTGCGCTTCAATCCATCTACTGTCCATTTTTTGCGCCCTCCGCATTAAACTTCTTCGCTTGGTCAAGTGCCTTTTCTAATTGAAGTAGCTCGTTGTAATCAGTATTAGATAGCCCACTCCGGTTATATCGGCCTCGTAATTTTTCGTAGCGAGCCTTTGCTGCGTCTATATCAAAAGTTTCTAATGGTTTATTCATGACTGGCTCCTTTATAATTCTCAAAGAAGAACGTCACAGGTTTTGTCTTAATTTCAATCAAACCAAAACGAAGTAAATGGCGGGCATGTGTGCTATCGCGTAGTAACTGCACATCACGGTAATGTGTAAGCATTTTTCGCCACCCTTCCAGCGGCATAGACGATTTGTTTGTATTGCAAGGAACACATGCAGGGTTCATGTTTTCTAAAGTGTCGTTTTGCGGTCTAGTCATTTCACCCGTAATTAACTTTCCACCACCAACATGAATTAAATCTCGCTTCACTGCTTCGATATGGTCTGCATGCCACTTATCGCCAAGCAAATCACCACAGTAAGCGCAATGTCCACCAAACTTTTGTTTTAGCTCAGCACGTTGCTGTTTAGTTAACTTCATCGGCTATGCTCCACTTTCATACCGTCAAACTCTTGATCAATTACGGCCATACCGCGCACTACAGCTGCTTGTGAAGGAAGCTTCTTAAAATCAATAGTGTTTACTTCATGGCAGTGTTTGCACATAAACTTATTTTTCTTTTCAAGCTTTGCCTGTATTTCACGGACCTCTGCCAGCATTCTGTTATTACGTTGGGTGACTTGATTCAATTGGTCTAAATATTTGGCAATCCATAAAACTGGATTAAGTTTTGTTTTGCAGTCCATACAAAGGATCTCATTATCTTCCTTTGATATTTGAATACGCCCGTGATCACACTCCACAATCTCATTTCTACGTGTGAACTTGATAACTTGATTTTGTTCATCAACATGAATCACATGCTTATCTTGGAAATGGCTCATACATTCGCCCCTTCAATTAGCTGAAGAATATTTCTAGGTATCGGCATACCTTCACGGCGGCACATCTCTGCGTATTCGTGCGGATTGTCAAAAGGATCTGGACCTAGCTCTTGTTTGAGTTCTGGCTCTTTTTCCTTAGCCTTAAGCTTTTGTACTGGTACAGGTTTACGACCATTGATTTTTAAACGTTCCATCAATGATTGGAGATGCTTTTGCGCTTCGTCATTGCTTACTGGGGTGTGTTCAGGTTCTTTGTGTTCTAGTTGTAGCGGTGGAGTGTAAAACTCTTGCTGACGGCCTTTTAACTGAGCTTTAGCCACCATCACGTTGTATGTCCCGAAGAAATTATCTTGAGCTGCTCGCATTTGGCCGGCTTCGATCAAATACATAACCTCGTCTAAGGCGTACTTAGTGATTTGGGTAATAACCACGGAACGGTCAGTTGTAAACTTACATGCGCGAGACCAAGCTTCTTCTGGAGACATCCAACTTTCACCGATACACCAGGTGCGAAACTCGGCAAATGACGGCATAAAGCGTCCACCTGCTGTAAGTAATCGAGCAAGTGCGTTGTTAAATTGGTTTTGTTGAACGCCAACCAGTGTTTTAAGTGCGATTTGCTCAACCACTGACAGAGGAATTGCACTTTCGCCTGTTGCTGGAAATTGCTTATTGAACTGAGCAGCGTAAACAGTGCGAAGAGAAGCGATTAATTGACGCACTTCGTTCAAGGTAATCTCATGCATGACCTACCTCCTCAATCATTGGAAACTTTTTTGCTGGGGTTACATCCACGATTTGAGATTCGCTCTGTTCTTCAAAAAGATTAGCGAAGTAACCCGACTCTTGTGGTTTTTGACCGGTTGAAGTGATTTGCTCTTGTTTCTTGCGGTTAGCAGCAACTTGTTTCTCGTTGTTTTGAACCCAAGAGAACCACTTAACCAACCAGATGCTTGGTGTATTCAACGAGCTTGATTCGTTTGCAAAGTACCAGTCACCGAAATTTTGAATCATGGTTCTCAAGTCGATTTCAGGTACAGAAACAAATCTTTGTTGAGCAAGTGAGATGAAATCGTATTGAAACTCGCTGTATTCAGAAATGAATTCACGCATTGAGTAACGCTTGTGATCATCGATCTGATACTGAGCAAATTGGATTGGTGTAAATTGCGAATTTTCTTCACGCGCATTACTACTACTATCTATATATTGGTTATCGGTTAACGGTTTATGGTTAAGGTTTTTTTGGCTTTCACTTTCAGAACCCAAAATTAACCCACTGGGTTTTTGTGGGTTTTCAGAATTAACCGAGTCGCCTTCACTTTGGTTTTCTTTTGGTTTTTCCTTACGTGGACGCCCACCTTTCTTACCATTTTCACGATTTTTATCCCCTACTTTTTGATAAGCGGCGATTTCTGAATCACAACGTTTGTTGTGAAACCCGTCTTCCTCTTCCACAAAAAACTCTTGCAGCACAATTAATACTGCATCCCTTTCTTCTTGGGTATTTGCACGTAACCGACGAAAAACCGACTGGGTTTCTTTGGGTAATGGTTTTTCATTCAAATAATAAAAATCGAGAGCACGGCGATAAAAGCACTCTTCAACTGGGCTAAGGTGCGCTGTAGCAACCATAAAGTCGCTGATATGGTGGAGATATTTATACATCAGTGACTGCTCCTAATTTTACAAGACCGCGCATTTCCAACTGACGAATAATTCTTGGAGGAATAAATTCGTTGTTGATTTTGTAGCGAATACGAGACTTTTCTTTCACCTGAATTAGTTTGTGCCCATCCTCCATGAGACGGCGAACTGCTATAGCCTGCCCCCCCATATGGGTTAATTCTTCAAGTTGATAAAATCTTTCCTGAGCCTCAATTGCGGCATTCATAACTGAAAGTGGCATAGCTGCTAATTCTTTAGCCGAATAGATCTTTACTGGTTGTTCCAGTGGAATTACCACCTCTAGCGGTGTGGTGGAAACGGAAATATCCTGTTTTCTTCTTGCTGCATATCTCACTTTTCACCACCCTTTGGCTTAACATAGCCTCCAAAAGAATCAACCAAACACGCCTTGGTTAAGCTGGTTACAATCTGCTGTGC